ATAATATACCGAACCAGCATTAGAATTGGAAGAGGTTTTACCCTGTGTTCCATAGAATAAGAGATATCTTCCAGCAATTGGAACCGTATAAACTCCTGTAGTCTCGTTAAAATCATTCATTGGATCATAACTAGAAAGCGGGAGAAGTGTAGTTGAAGTGCCACCTGTAACCGATCTGCTAGCAACAGTAACTGAATAGCACACATGTATTGGTTGACCTGCTATTAATACACCACCCTCACGATCAAAACGTACCCTCTCATATAAGGTATCACTATTAGTTGCAGCAGTAGTTTTAAATACTAAATCAGCATAACCATCATTACTATCTTCTACAACACCAATACTTGCTCCAGTATTGTTACTGTTTGAGTTGTCTAACCACATGTCTATATGACATTCAGTTGGACCACCAGTGTTGTTTTGGAGATTCTCTAAACGCAAAAGAGTATGACCAGCCGAAGTAGCATCACTTCTAAGGTGAAGAAGTTTAACTGCATTATCATGTCCAAGAGCAACATTACCACCCTTCAAATAAGAATTACCACTAGCATCGAGCAAGATTGTTTGTTCATGCGTTCCAGAACCAGTGTTTTTAAATCCTCTTATCTCAGCATCACCAGTAGAATCGTTGGCTACAAGATCAATACATCTCTTATTATTTGAATCAAATCTTCCAAGAATTGAGTTTGCACTATTATTGATATGAATTTTTCCACTTGGAAGATTAGTTCCTATACCAATCCTCTGATTTTCATCACCAACAATCCAGTATTTTGAAGGTGAAACAGAAGAAGCTTTAAATCCTATTGCTAATTGATCATTAGCACTCTTTGCTGGTCCAAAAGACGCATTACCAGCTCCACTACCAATAAGAATATTATTATCATAATCACCACCACCAGTATAACCAGCATTATGTCCTAAGAAGATATTATTTGCAGCAGTTCCATTATAAGTACTTCCAGCATTTTTACCTATACAAAGATTATTTTGACCAGTTCCTTCAGTACCTGATCTATATCCAATAGCATAAACAAAACTTCCTCCACCACCACTCAGAGCTTGAGGACCAATGGCTATATTATTACCACCAGTATTTAATCTACCAGCGTGACCACCAATATAAACACAACCAGTGTTGCCATTCAGTCTTCTACCAGTCTCATCACTACCAATCACAACATTAACAAAGGATGTTGAAGCAGGATAAGAATCGAAAACAATCATTGGATTATCACCAGTAGTAGCATCACCACCAAGACTCAAGACCCCGCCATGCTTTTCAACTGGTGTAGCACCAGTTCTTGTAAAATTAGTTACACCAATACCAAGTCTAGACGCAATTCTTACTGTTCCAACACCAGCAGATGAGGGCGATAGTGAATATGCGAGTCCGCCAATATCTAAGTCATATTCAGGATCATCAGTACCGATACCAACATTACCTGCTGTATAATAAGCACTAGTACCACTAGTTGACCAAACACCAGATGAAGATTGCCAACTAGGTGCAGAAGAAGCACCATTAGAAGTTAATACCTCACCAGCACTACCATAGTTAGCACCACCAAGACCAATTTGTCCTTCACTACCTATATAAAGTCTTTCTGTTCGACTACCCCCAGATGCCTTTGTTGAAAATCTCATAGAGTCATCAACATGAGAATATAATATTCGAGCAGCAGCATCACCCGTAAGAGCTCTAAAATCAACCCTACCATTAGAAGGACTCCTGAGTTCTAAAGTAGCAGGTGAAGATGTACCTGTTGTGTGAACTCTTATATTAGATTCAATACTATTAAACAGATGCAGTTGCTCAGCTGGAGCATCGGTCCCTATTCCAATCCTACCATTTGTATCTATGCGAGCTTTCTCAGATCCATTTGTTTCAAAAGAAATGGTATTTGCTTCTGGAAATTTGATAGATGTGTCAGAATCAGATGCATTTGCAATATGTCCATTAACAGAAATACCACTACTGAACGTGGAAAGTCCACTTACAGTCTGAGTTCCAGTAACTTGAACACCATCTCTTAAGTATGTCTCTCCAGTAACATCCAAGTTTCCTGAATAGAATCCTGTAGTTGCTGTTAGTATTCCCACGTTAAGTTGTGGAGTTCCAGTTAGTCCAGAGGCATTACCACTAACATCTCCCGTTAAATTACCAACAAAACCTCCAGTGGAAGTTGTGACTCCTGTAATCTCGACGCCCCCGTCTTTGGTTTCCAGGCAGAGAGTATTATTGTAGTAGAGTTCTACACTTTTTCTAAATCTATTAAACTTTGCAATAGTAGAGTTCGCTTCATCAGTATCAAAAATAATATCTCCACTATTACCAGAAAACTTCTGTCTGAACCTAGTATTGGTTCCATCCATGAAGAGCATGGTCTCTCCACCTGTACCAAGATTCAACTTAACGTTATCTTGATATGTGGATGGTTGTGTATATCCGAGTGGACTATCAACACTAGTTGCATTGAGTGAACCGATAGTTGCCGAAGTAATACCTACAAAATTAAAGTCGGAGGTAGCTGACGTATTAATACCAGGGTATGCAACATTAACTGTTGAGATTCCAGAGACAGGATCGGTAATAGTAATACCAAATCCAAAGTCCATCGTAACTGCAACACCTACAGCAACGCCATCTCTACGGATATTCTGACCAGAAGATTGTGCGACAACACCTGTAAGACTTGCACCAGAACCAACAAATTCTGTTGCAGTTACAACTCCAGCAGTAATATTAGAGACATTGATGTCTGGAGATCCTGTTAATCCTTGGGAATTTACAGATAAAGTAGATATTCCAGCAGTTGTTGCATAACCAGCAGTTCCTGCACTAGTTGCATAACCAGCAGTTGTTGCAGTTAAAGCATTACCACTGGTGTCTTGATTGCCAGCAATGTTTACACCAGGCAGATCAATATCAATTGTTCCATTGAAATTAATTCCTCCAATGGTTCTTGTCGTTTCTAATGCACTTGTTACACCTGCTTTAATTGCATACTCAGCAGTTGTTGCAATACCAGCAACTTCAGCCAGAGAAGAGATACCTGCATTTCTGGCATATGGAGTATAAAGTGCAGTGGTTGCTAAACTGGCGAGAGAGGCAGTTCCTGATAAGTTACCAATGAATGTTCCTGTAGCAAAACCCACTGCAATATCTGGACTTCCTGTCAGTCCTTGTGCAAGTTTTGCGATGTTTGCAGTTTCTGCCGTTCCTACTACGTTACCAGTAACGTCACCTACAAGAGGTCCATAAAAATTACTATGAATAGTATCCGCAGTAATATCATCAGGCAAGAAGAAGTCTAATAACTTACCACTGTTGATATTGGATGCATTAGTATAGTAATCTTTGGGTTGTCCACCGAGGAGATTGGAATCACTACTGATACCAGAAGTTTTGGCGTAACTTACCAGATTGGTGGCATCACCAAAAGTTTCATATAATTCAGTGAAGTTGGAGTTTACTTTGATGGCTCCCTGTCTCAGGGTATCACCCGTTCCATCGTTTACGCTGTTACCAACACCAATCGATTGTTTAGACATTATCCACAGGGACTAGTATTCTATATCCTATTTAGACTTGATTAGACATCCTCGTCCTTTGATGGGCTGTATACCTTGCCATCATCATAGTCATATCTGAATTCACTGAACCCAAAATCATCAGCAGGTTCAATCAATGCGGTGTCCTGAGGAGTGATTACATTGAGTGCTGCACCGAAGTCGTGATTGGTAATCATAGTGCTATATTCGCCTCTTCTAACAGTAAGCCTATTACCTGCAATGGACTTAATTTTCATTACTTCGGAATCAATCTCAATAAATGTATCCACAACCAAACTGGTTGCATCAGATACTTCGAAAGAAACTACCTTAGAATTAACAACTTCTCCAAGTGTAGTTGTACGATCTTGATTGTAATCTTTGATTGCAAGAGGTTCTGCGGTATAACGAACTTGTCTGGAGGCGTTCTTGAGATTATCGGTATTGGTCATGTAATCAACCTGAACCTTCTTAATGAGACCCTCATTAGTAGAAGGTAGAGGACCATACATGTAGGTCTTTGCTGTAAAGTTTAAAGTATAAACAATCTCTCTTCTTGTCAAATAATCCTCAGTATAATTATCTTCAAAACTAATACTTTCCAATACAATAGGAACGTCTTTCTTTTCTCCCAATACATCAAGCATATCAATGGTCAAATTGAAACTTGGTTGAAAATATGGTAAGATCTGTTCCACAATCTGAAGTGCATCCTCATTCAATCTCGCAAGAATATTCAACTGAATTGCGATATTGTATGGTACAGGCATGAACGTTTTGTTCAACTCGCCAGTAACACTATTAACGGCTTTAAAAGTCTGCATTGTTGAGACTTTTCTTGACCCATCATATTGAATACCAATCATCTCGAAAGACATTCTGGGAAGATCCACACTAGAAGCAGTTCTTGCAGACCCTTCAGTTCTTAATTCAGGTCTTTGTTCTAACCTTGCTAAGAATTTCTGAACTGGTCCATATGCAATAGGAACTTTAACCACACTAAGGTTTGCACCAGCACTAGTCTTGGTGCGTACTTCCATGTCGTTAAACAAGGTTCCGAATGCAATAATAGTCTTTCGGATTACTTGATGATAAAAATGTGGGGCTAACATGATATGACCAAATTATTAACTATTTAGAACTCGCCAAATGGGTTCCTTTCTGAGAAGTCAAGAATCTTGTCTGCCTCAGTCTCGATGTTTTCATTATCACCAAATCCCGTGTTATCACCACTGAAATCAATAGTAGAGATCGTGTAACT